AGTTTCACCTTCAGCTTTGATATACCATAAGTATCCAGCCTCACCAGATTCACCAGAAACTTCAACCCATCCAATTTGAGCAGCATCAGATCCTGATACTTCAAATTTATCTTTAATGATAACAGGTTTGTTAGTGAAAGTAGTAAATTGTGGATTTAAGGTATCTCCTTGCATTCCAGAATCTCCTTTTTTGAATTCAGAACCGAATACAAAAAGTTTTATTGGATCAGCGTCGGAATAACTTGCTGGTGCAGCTTCTAGGCTAGCGCCGGTATAAGGAAGAACATTTAAAGTTGTGCTTGAAGGCACAGCAGAAACATATCCTTTAGTAGTTGTAGCTCCGTCAGAAATAACAACTAGTTGTCCCTTGCGGATAGCGTGCCCAGCCGCAATTGTAACCAATCCAGCTGATGCATCAGTTAGTACAGCACCACTTCCCGCTGCTGCAGTTCCGTAAGAAAGGTGCAGACGACCTTGCTCAGACCAAATAACTTGATCAGAAGCCATGGGCATTTCTGCTCCTACCATGCGCAAGAAAGAAGATACTGAACGGTTTCCGTAACGCTCTACTTCTTGTTCATATAATTCAGGTAGATATTGTTGTGCCCACCCGTTGTTTTGAATGTCAAGGTAATTTGATGATAATGCCTTTTTTACTGGAAAAACATCAACATTACCTGTTCCTTTATTAATTCCCATTTTTTAAGTTTTAGTAGTTTTTAAGTTTTAGTTTTAATGAAGAAGTTGAATCTCCTACAACTCTTGCTTGAACTCCGCCTTTAGCACCAGGTTGATTATGTATCCCTCTCGGATCCATTTTGATGTTTTTGGCTTTACTCATGCTTTCTTTCAACGCGTCGGCTTTGCCTTGTTGATAGAAATGATTTGCAATCGAATCCGCATTCATAGCTGTAAACAAAGATTTATGATAACCTTTAGCATCCGACATTTCATTATTTTCATTCAAGAACTTCTTGACAAAATTATTAATGTCACTTTGGGTTTCTTTTACTTCATTTGCATTTTTAACATTAAACCTATATTTTTTATCTCCGACACTATATTCAAAACCTTTGAATTGATCGTTAAAAACATTACTAGTTTTTTGTGAAAATATAGATTTTTGTTTTTCAGCTACTTTTGTTACCTCTTCGGTTTCGTTATTATACCTATTGAAAAAATCAACAGCTTTTTGTTGGTCAGGTGTTAGCCTAGACCCAGCTTTAATTTCTTCGTAGTATTTGTTTTTGAGACTGTCTAAATGACTTTTTGCGCCAGCTAGCTCTTCTTTAAACGCTAACTTTTTGCGTTTTATGTCTCTTTCCTCGTCTATTTCTTCGTCAAATGAAAATTTATCTTCAATTAAAAAATCAATTTCATCTGAAGATAGATGAGGTTTAGTTTTTTTATAGTATTCTCTAAGTAAGTTTTGGTCACCAACATTTGAATAATCCTTATTTAAACTTACATAATCTTCAAGCGTTCCGCCTGTTTCATTAATAAAGTCTACGACTTTTTGAATATTTTCCGGAAGTTCAATGCCAGAATCTTGTTGCTCCTGAATAGCTTCTTCGACTTCATCTGCTAATTCTTGTGCTTCTTCTTGCGCTGTTTCTTCCGAAGATTCTTCTTCAGTAATTTCTTGTAAAACTACTTCTTCTTTTTCTTCGGTAGGTTCTTCGGTAGGTTCTTCGGTATTCCGTACTTCTTCTGCCACTTCTTGGCTAGTTTCGGATTCGTTGCGAACAGGAACCTCATCTGCGCTTTGCTCTTGAACGGCATCCTCTTCTTGTTTTATTTCGTTTTCAACAGGAGGTTTAGATAAATCAACTTTATAAGTATCAGCTGATGACTCAACTTCTACCCCAGCGCTTTCTAATACAGCCTGTTCTTTTTCTTGGATAGACGGCTCTTCGCTGTCTACCAAATTAACTTTTATTGTGTCTGACATGATAAGATATTATATAATTATACACTATAGATTACTTAGGTTCAAAAGAACCTAAACTAAAATTACCACTAATTATATCGTTTCCAGCAGATTCGAAGTTTTTAGGTGGTAAATTGTTTTTTCTTTGATCGATTAACTCAGATTGTTGCGATGCAACTAGTTTTGTTCTATTGTCTTTACGATCTTCTTTTTCTTTTACTTCTTGTTTTTTAACGCCCAATGTATTTTCTTGTAATTTCATATTTATTTGAAATTCTAAATTCATTAATTCTTTTTTCAATTGAGCTTCTTGAATTAATTTATTACTGTCTAAATTTGCTTTAGCTTGTTCAAGTTGTATTTTACTTGATATTAAAGCTTGTTGTTTTTGTATTTCAGCTTGTGCGGCAACCTGCTGTGCTTGCGCATTTGCCTGCGCTTGAGCTTGAATATTCTGCTGTTGAATTTGCTGATCTTTAAGTTGCTTTTTATTTTTACGTATTTTAAGTAATTGATTTGCTAACTTAAGGTTTTTAATTTCTCTAATATCTATAGCATCATCCAGGTCTATTAAACCTGCAGATAAAGCTACTTGAATATTATTTTCAAGCAATTGTTTTTCTTCTTCATCTGGCATCAAATCAATAAATATACCAAAATCATATAAATGTAACTCATCGAGCTCCGCTAGTGTAGCTACATTATGCACACCAATTTGTTGTATAAACGCATCTTTAGTTGGCGAATATTCAATAATATCAGAAATTCTTAAAGATATTTTTTCAGCAGCATCAGCCGTTAAAAATAAACCGCTCTGTAATATATGCCTAGTAGCTGTGTTTGAATTCATAGCAGCTAATTTTTGAACACCTACTAAAGCATTTTTATCAGGAGAACTACCATCTCTTGCTTCATTGAGCCCTGTGGTATCGCGCATCATTTGCAAATAATAGTTATATGTACTAATTAGCGATGCTATTTTATTACTGCCCGGGTTAGATGATATTTGTTGAATTGGTATTTTACCAGGATTCATATCGCCATCAGAAGTAAATGATCTACCAATTACAGAACCTGTTTGGAAGAACATGTTTAAAGCTTCCTGCGGATTATAATTTGTACCGTTACCTAAATCAATTTCAGCTAATCCGTCAGCATCAAGATATACACCATCCGGCACCATTCTTGACATAACTTGTTGTATTTTCAAATGTGTTAGCTGAATCATATCTGCAAATCCTGTAATACGACTAACTAAAGATTCAACTCTGCCGTTATACATTCTAGGAGCAACAATAGAATAGTTCATGCGAACTTTATTCATATCACTTTTCATACGAAGCATATTGGCTGCTATATTCCATTTTACTAATTTCCTAGACCCTAATATATAAGCCCCTTCAAACACAACTTCAACAGCTCTAGATATTTTTGAAAATTTAGCTCTAGGATCATTGGGCGGATTAAATAAATCATTTTTAGGTATTACTTTTTCTGCCCCTGTTGTTGTTTGTTTTATTTTATAGACTTCGTTTACGTAAGTTTTATAATTAAAATATAATACATCCACTGTGTTAGCATCATATTTGTTATTATCAGTATTTTGTTTATTATATGTTTTATACTGGGTATTGCCTTTTTCGGTAATATTTTCTAAGTCTTCTTGAGTAAGATTAGGAAATTCCTTTTTAAGTTCATTAATAGAAACAGTTTTAAGCTCCCCTACATAATATATATCATCAAAATAAGGTGAATCTGTGTATGAATATACTAAATTTGCTGGGTCTACATATTCTATTTTAATTCCTTCTGCAGTTGAAAAAGTAGTTTTGGTAGATCCTATACCTAATACAGCTAAATCATAATAAAAACGTTTTTTAGTTAATTCGTATTTATTTTGTTCAAATACAACTTTTAAAGCTTGCTCTTCAGCAATTTCTATAGATTGTTTGTAACTCAGCTGCATATGTAATTGCAGTTCTTCCTCGTTTTCTGGTAATTTATCAGGTTCAGTTTGTGCAATTTGAATTCCAAAGTTTTGCATTGAAAAATCAGCAAGATCTTTAGTTTTCATATCAATAAGCAAACTTTCCATATATTCCGTACGTTTTGATATTCCGTAAGGATCTTGCGAATATGCTTTTATATCATAACCCCTTTCTGCAATACCATTTACAACAATATCTACAAATTTTGGAATAATTGGAACTGGTTTCCAATCAAGATTAAGATAAGACATATCTCCATTAATAGATAGCTCATCTTTATATTTTTGAACTGATTGTTCGCCGCGAGCATATAATCTTAACTTATGAAAATTTTGTTGATTTAAATGATACCTATTTGTTCCAGAGTCTCTTTTAAACCATTCATTTTCTATCGCACGAGCAATTTTTTCGCCATATGCGAAACTCATTTTTTCTTCATCGCTAGCAACTTGGCTAGGAAAATAACTTTTACTAATTGCTTCAGACATTGTTTTTTATTAGTTTCGAGGTACTACCATCGTTTGAATATCTTGCGATATTAAAATTAACTTTTAATTTTGTTTTATCCTGATTTGGCGCATACAAATTTTTATTGCATGCCATAACCGCTAATCCCGAGCTAATAGCAGCATCAAATTTTGTACGGTTATTAATGTTAAATTTAGCCCAGTCATTTAGGGTATTATTAAAATACATATTTCCATATTCTTGGTTATCTAATATGCCTACATATTTTTCTATATACGATTCTATGGCAGCGGCATGCGCTTGCTTTATATCTTCAGAGGAGTTAGGTATACCCCCTATTTCTTTTTCTGTAACAGATAATTTATTTCGAGCTCTATCGGGGCGGTTCATAGAAAACCTACGATAGCCTCTTCTTTTTAAATAATATAATAACCTAGGCTTGTTATTTTCTGCAAGTAACGGCATGCCATAAAACACTAGTGCCATTAATACATCTTCAAAAAACATTTCTGCTGTTTGAGGGCGGGCTACATATTCTAAAAAAAACATATTAGCAGGAGCATCTTCCATACTAAACTTGGTTAGCCCATGCAAAGCGCCTTTAGACCCTTGCCCATCTGTAGTACCAGATATATCGTAACTATCACAGCCAAATGCGCCAATATGTTCGTTACCTGGGTAGTTTACTCCATTCTTTACTATTACACGATTTTGTAAATTTGTAGGTGGCACCCAGCTTACTTTAAATCTGCCGCTTGGGTTTGGTACAAATTCTACTTTACTATCTTTTATTCCGTTTTCCCATTGAAAACTCCCAACAGTAACACCGGCTAAAGATTCAATATCGTCATTATAATCTATTTGCTCATATATTTTAGCTAGATTAAATATACTATTTTTTGTTTCATCACGGAATGCGTGTTCTTCAGTACGCGGAAACTGTCTGTAATACTCGTTTAAGCCGTCCTGGTCGCCTTTTAAGCCTTCAACTTCATTATCCCAATGTTCTACAACTCCCTGGTCAATAAGGTCGCCGTATGGGCCTTCAGCTGGTTCTTTTGGCGTATCGAATACAGGGTGTCCATAAGTATCAATGAATCCTTCGTAATTCCACTCCATAGGTATGAACAAGCTATATAATCCGCTGCGAGTCTGTCCATTGCGGTTTCTTTTTCTAACGTTGGAATCATTATATAATTTTTTAAAGTTTTCACCACCTTTGTCTAGCGCGTTTGATGTTGACCCCATCATACATTTTCCAATAACTCTACTACCCAATCTAAGTGTAGTTTTTGTTACGCGCCAGTTATTTAAAATATTATCTGGCTTTTCCCATTTACCACTTTCATCGTGCACAAGTAGTTTTAGTTTTTCACCATCATAGCTGTTGTCGCCTGTATTTTTCCAGTCAATAGTTGTATCTAATCCTTCAAGCTCTTCGCGTTGTTGCCCTGATGCTATTGATTTCCTTGTTAATTTTGATGCTGGTACTCTGTACGCTAGTTCTGTTTTAGGACGGTCCATACCGTCTTGTATTGGTTTAAAAAAGAACGGATAGTTTATTGATATTGGTACAACCTTATCTGTGAACATTTTTTTAGCATCGGAACCAGATTTGGACAATATTCCGAATCGTGCGTCGCTTGATATTGTAGCCCAATTAACGGTTTCAGCTGATGCCATAAACGAAAATCCTGAACGTCTGTTTTTGAGATAGCACATTCCATAACATCTGGTGTCTGCTTTGCAAGCTTCCCAGAAAATAAAGAAAAGTCTGTTTGCTTCTCTAAACTCAGGTGCGCCAACATCAATCTTGGTCCACTGCAAGTACATATAGTTAGTACCAGTAATGTAAGTAGCCACGCCCTTATTATAGAACCAATGGCCCTCTTCACGTCTTTTGAATTCTTCATCTATATATGGCTCCCATTTTTCTTGGAACTCCGGGGGATAGTTTTTCCAATCAAATATGGTTTTTATTTTACTTAACTCTTTAGGGTATTCTGTTTTAACCCATTTATCATCACCTTTGCTTAATTTAGTAGGTGCAGGGGGTAACGCTATTTTTAGATTTTGTATTTCATATACTTCACCTATTTGCCCGGTTTTACTTATAACAATAATATCCTCTTCTTTGTTATAACCGTATTTCCAGCGTTTAGCCTTATTAAAACGCTTTAGCTTGCTTATTTTAATAGGCTCTATAATCTTATATAAAGTTTGCTGATACATTATTTACTCCTCCTTTCAGCAAAACCTTTAAACGCTTCTTTTTTTTCTTTGCGAGGTTTGTTTTCAAGTATAGCTTCTTCTTCTTGAATTCTATTCAATATTTCAAAAGCATCAAAGATGGCCAGCTTTTTTGTAGCTGCGGCATTTTTAAGCCTGTCTGCTGATACATCATCTTCTGTATTAGTAATGATTTTTTCTTCAGCAACCTTTATAAGCTCATCAACTGCTTTGCGTCCAGCTTGGATTATATTCTTCTTCGTTTCCTTGATACTCATATTTAATTGTAATAGATTCAGTACGCACTCTATATAAACGCTCATTATTTATAATAAATTCATAATTAGCAGTAGGTTTAAAGCCAACTAAACTACCGGACTTTATTCCGTTTTTTAAGAGTGAGTGGTCAGCATATTTTATAATGCCTATGCAAGGTTTTTCTTTATCAGTATTAAAATTATCATCAGAAGCTAATGGTTTAACAAAACAAAACCCTTTAGGGCTTTTCCATTTATCTTTACGTTTATATAAAAATATTTGATCTGTCTCAATAAAATATTTATTATCTTCAAAAAAGCTTCTTGAATTTTTTTCTTTGCTGTGAACATCGTACCACCTGCGAAAAACATTATGATGTACAATTACTTCGTCACCTTTTTTAATATCTGTTTTTTCGGCTAATGGCGTTTCAAGTACAATAGCATTTCTACTAATGTATCTGTGATCAGATATTTCTGTATTTAATATTAATTCGTTATCGCCAATTTGTTTTTTGTTATTATAACGTTCTTCTTTTGGCTCAACTATAAAACTAAAAATGCTTCGCATTAATATTCTAAATTATATTCAACTGCTACTGCCATGTTTTTATTAAAATCTTTCCAAGGCAATACTTCGTTGTTTTTCTTAATATAAATACTAAATTTGCTTTCTTCCTCAACTATATCACAAATAGTATGCCCTCCGTAAACCTCTTGGCCTACGGAGTAATGCATAGCTTCATTTTTATAGTCTCTTCCGATACTAATCTTTCTTATCAGATTCATCTTCTTCCGGAATTGCTACATAAGTTCCATCTTGAATGTTTACGGACACTTTGCCGTATTCTTCTTCAAGTTCTTTTTGGAAACCTTGTAATTGTCCTTGGATTTCTCCGGTCTGGTGCAATAGGCTGTGTTTTTCAACTTCTAGTTGTCCTAATTGCATTTGTGATTGGTTTAAAGCTGATACAAACCCTTGTAGTTTTTGTAATTGCTCTTCGGTTATTTTTGCGTCGTTAGACATAATTTAATTTAATTTAATTGTTAATAATAATTATGCAGTTGGTAACTGCCTGGTTACACTTGTAGGTGTAATTTTTTCTTCGATTTGAGAATCAAGACTTTCTTTGATTGCCTCAACGTCTAAATCGCTTGCTTCTAGCCATGCCTCCACAACCTCTTGTGTAAGATCTTCAAAAGCTGTATAATCATCAGCGTCAGCTGCTGCAACAGTTTGTGTGCCGATAGAACTTGCTGTATAAGTATTACCATCCGCGTCTGCTTGATCCGACTCAGCTGTTAATCCCCAATGAATATTGTAAACAACATCTGCTAAAGAATCCTGAGTAGGATATGTATCTAAAGCATTAATTGTCGAAGAATATGTATTTGCCATTTTTGTTTAGTTTATATTTATTAATTACTTATTTTATTGGTTTTCTAAAGTTTGTATTATGTTAATGTAACACCTAGCTTAGAAGCTGCATAATTTAAAGCCCAAACCACGTCTACGTCGTTGTCTGTAATTTGCGATTGTGTTAATAAAAAAATTCCTGAAGACATTCTTCTACCGGGATGAATCGAATTATCATTAAGAGTGTAAAATATTCTCCCACCTTCCGATCCACTATTAAAACTTAAGTTTATTGATAAATCATTAGCTGTACCTAAGTTCAAAGGATATGCTACTGGTGTTATTGATGCCATAATTGTTTATTTATTTATTTATTTATTTATTTATTAATATGCCATAGCGTAAAGATAAAAATTTGAACTAGGTGTAGTGTAGTTAAAACTTAAATACGGAGGGCTTCCATAGTCACTTTGCCATAGATAGTAAGCAAATATATCTAAAGATTGATTACTACCTGATGTAGTCCCCTGTATAGATATACTTGTGCTCGCTGGAACAGTTATGGTGTGAGTAGCGGTTGAAGTACTTGCTGTAACTGAATAAGTAGTACCGCTAATAGTTACCGATAAAGTATCACTAATAACAGATAAATAGTTTTCTAACTCCAACGTCATAGTTACGTTAGTAGAAGGACTATAGTCTCTAAAGTTTAAAAGATTATTATTATTACCAGCGCTATTAGGGTTGTAACTAGAATTAAAGGCTGATGAATCAGCGTCTGAAAAACAATCTACTAAATCATCTGTAGTCGGATCAACAACATTTACAACGTCTTGCAACGAGAAAGTATTTGTATTTGGTACTGGCATTATTTTTCTAGTTTTTCTAATCTAGCTTCTAGCTCAGCTATTTTAGCTATTAATAAATCTATATACTTTACTGATTTAAATCCTTCTTTGTCGGTATTAACAAACTCAGGATGTACCTTTTCTAACTCTTGAGCTATAACACCTGTTCTGTATTCACCTTCATTTTCTTTTAATTCAAAAGATTTCCAGTTTACATCTATATTGTCACATGTTAAATCTTTTATTTTTGTTTTATTTCTTTTATCAGAAGATAGTATAAAGTTTGTAGCTGTAACAGTTGATGTAAATCTTCCAGTTCCGCTTACGTCTAGCTGATAAGCAGGGCTAGTCGTCCCAATTCCAAATCTACCAGATGAGTCTAAGATCATCTTATCGGAATTATTTATTCTAAACCTTATGCTTTGCCCGTTGCTAGCGTTTAAAAAAGTTGTGCCACTAGATTCTTGCAACAATGCATAGTTACCTTGTGAATTTAGATTTACATGGCTAAACCCAGCATATCCGTTATATCCTACGTTACCAACGTGAGCATACCCGAATTCACCTGAAACATCGGTGCTAGGTGCAACAGAAAGTTTTTGCCCTGGATTATCCAGCCCAATACCAACTTGACCACTTCGTAAAACCATAGTTTCGCCACCGCCATGCGCTGTTTCAAACGCCATATAGCTTGAACCACCGCTAGTAGATTTTATTTTTAAGCCTTGGTCAAATGCTGTATTGTTATAAGCACCTGTTCTAATTACCCAATCATTTTGGTTTGCAGCGTATGCTATAGGTGTTATATAAGCGCTACCATTATACACGTGAAGTTTTTCACTCGGACTAGTCGTACCAATACCGACGTTGCCAGTCCCTAAGATTGTCATCCTATCAGAACCAGCAGTTGCAATTCTTAAATCATTAGATGAATTAGCTCTTCTTAGCTGTGGATTATTACCGTTTACACTTGAAGTTCCGCCAAGCAAAAGGCCTCCGTTATCAACTTGAGTAGCCCCATTAACGTGAAGTTTTTGGCTAGGGCTAGTCGTGCCAATCCCGACGTTGCCGTTGCTAAGTATTGTTAAGTCTGTACTATTGTTAGTGCCTAAATATAAAGCTTCTGCGTATTGGTTTATAAGCTCTAAGCTATTGGTATTATTTCTGTAGCCTAATCTTCCAATAACCGCGCCCCCATCTTGTTTTAATTCTAGTCTAGGGTTAGAAGTTTCATCATTATTATCAGTATCAGATTCTATTATAACAACACAATCTTCATTAGCCGTTCCAGATGAAACATGAAGTTTAGCTCCAGGACTAGTCGTTCCAATCCCAACGTTGCCGCCATTTTGAAAAGTAAATATAGCGCTGTCAGCATCGTTATAAATCCTTAGCGCATTAGCATCACCTGACCCAGTGCCATCGTAGCCAAGCTTCATAGCGAAGCCGCCGTCATTTTCATAAAAAGCGATACCGTTTTGCTGACCACTACTACTTGACCCCACAATTAGGTTTAGTATATTTTCTTGTTCTGTTGATGTAGGCGCAAAAGCATCGCCTAATGTAATTTTACCGTTGACTTGCAGTTTAGCTCCAGGACTAGTAGTCCCAATACCAACGTTGCCGTTCGCGGCAAACCTTGTATTGAAGCTTTGATTTCCTGTATATATATCAATGTGTTCATTGTATGAAGCGTCATTTACAAAGTCTATAGACTGGTGGGATGTAGTATCTATTTTTGCTAAAATCTTAAACGTATTGTTATTCCAATCAGATCCTGCAGCTGTCCTTTGATTTTCAAAGTAAAGATTTTGTCTACCCGCTCTAAATATAGCTGCTGTTGTAGAATCTCCTTGCGCACTACCTATGGCGCCACCTTCTACGTCTAGCTTAGCCACAGGACTAGTCGTACCGATCCCAACTTCCCCGGATTGACTTAAAAACATTCTGCTAGTCGTAGCCACGGTGTTTGATGTCTTAGTATCTACCCTAAAATCAAGACCATAACCCCCGTCTGAATTCTTTTGAGTAATTAAAGCAGTCCCGTGAATTGCGCTCGTTCCCGTCCAGCGCCTGAAATCTAATAAGCCTGCAGTGGCATCAGTACCCATTCTTACGCCTATGGTATTTGTGCCGCCCCAAGCATAATTTGTTTGTTCTGTCGCGACGTAATTGTCATTACCTCTTATGGTTAGTTTTTGGTTTGGGTTTGTTGTGTTAATCCCGACGTTGCCACTGGAAGAAATGCGCATTCTTTCTAAATTTTCACCATCAGTACCAGTAGTTCCAAATGAAAGACCTACGTTTCTAGCATATACATCTTCAGCTATTGTTCTTATTGATGTTCTAACAGACGGTGTTAAACCGCCAGAAGTATCATTTGAAAAAGTTTCAAAAGAACTTAAAACGTCTCCTAGCGATGGGGAAGATTGAGGTATAGATATTCTTATAGCGGTGCCGTCATTACCATTCACATCAAGCTTAGCCCCAGGGCTAGTCGTTCCAATTCCTACATTACCGCTGCTACGAGTAATATAAAATTGCGTGTCTGTAAAATTACTTCTTACAGCAAAATAACTTACACCATTTATAAGCTCATATTCACCATCGTTTCCATCTTGTAAAACAATTGATGCTCCGCCGCCTGCAGTATTTCTAGAAAACTCAGCAATATTAAAATTATTTGATGCTACCGTAAAAGTTCTATTAGGACTACTAGTCCCGATCCCGACGTTGCCAGCTGAGGTTATGTACATTCTAGCGTTTTCGCCTGTCCAGAACTCCATCATATTGTTGTTGTT